CAAACGGCTGGGAATCGCCGGCGCTGCGCTCGCGGCCGGTGGTGCGTTCGGCCTGTCACTCTTCAAGGTGCCGCTCGAGGAGGCGAAGAAGTTCCAGACCGAGGTTGCGCGGTTCACGTCACTCGGCTTTGGCGACAAGGTCAACGCCGACGCCGTCAAGTTCGCAACCGGCATGAAGACGTTCGGCACCAGCGCCCGCGACAACATGACGCTGGTGTCCGACGCGATGGCGGTCTTCAAGAATCTCAACCACGCGGAGATGGCCGCGCCGCTGCTGGCGAAGATGAAGTTCGCCAACCAGGCGGTGTTCGGCGCCAGCGGATCCGCGAACGAGTCCAAGTTCATGGACATGATGAAGGTCGTGGAATTCCGCGGCGGCCTGTCCAGCGATGCCGAGTTCCACACGCAGGCGAACTTCGTCCAGAAGGTGATCTCCGGCAGCCGAAACCGCGTCGATGCCTCGGCGCTCCTGCTGGCGCTGAAGACCGGCGGCGCGGCGCTCTCTCGGCGCGACAACGACGCGTTCTATCTTGGCTCGGAGCCGCTGATTCAGGAGTTCGGCGGCAGCCGGTACGGCACCGCGGCGATGAGCATCTATCAAAATTTGGTGCAGTCGCGAGGCTCGATCACGGCGCAGCAGGAGCTGTTCCGCCTCGGGCTGCTCGACAAAGACAAGGTACTGTTCAACAACCAGGGACGCCTCAAGAAGGCCCTGCCGGGCGCGTTCCTGGGCGGCGACATCCTGACCAAGCAGGGCGAACTCTCGCTGCTCGAGAAGGTGCTGATGCCGGCCTTCGCTGCAAAGGGCATCACGACCGACGAGGGGATCATCAACGAACTGTCCATGATCCTCGGCAACCGCACGGGCTCAAGCCTCATGTCGCGGATCTACCTGCAGCGGGCGATCCTGAAACTGCAGACGAACGCGAACCGATCGGCGCAGGGTATCGACGAACTCGATGCCACCGGCCGCCAGACGCTCGCGGGCCAGGAGATCGAGCTGGAAGCCAAGTGGCGCGACGTCCTCAAGGAGTTGGGAACCACCGTGCTCCCGATCGCCATTCAGGGCGTGCAGGGCCTGACCAGCTTCCTGAAGTCCGCAATCGGGTTTGCTCGTGAGTTCCCGATGCTCACAAGCGCGATCACCCTCTCGAGCGCGGCCATCTTCGCGCTCGCTGGTGCCGGCGGGTCGCTGATGCTGCTCCGCGCCGGGCTCGGCGGTCTCGGACTGATACTCGGCGCAGGCGCAACCGGTGCCGAGGTCGGATTGCTCGGCGCGGTCGCAGGCCTGCTCGGGCCCATTGGATTGGCCATCGCAGGCATCACAGCGCTGGCGGTCGTGATGAACCTCATCAAGCCGGACACGAAGGACGACGGCAAGGACCACACTGGCCAGCACTGGGAACGCAACGCGTCCGGCCGCGGCGGATCCTGGATGCCGAATGTCCGCACGGTCGGCGCCCATCGAGGCTACCCCGGCACGATCGAGAGTTGGGTGCCGAACTCTGACGGTACCGGCAGCTACCTCAATCTGGGCAGCGGCACGAACGGCGTCGCGTCGCCGGCATCTCGAGAAGTTGTCCACGTGACTGAGTTGCACATGGACGGGCGACAAGTGGCCCAGGTAGTTACCAAGCACCAGGCGCGCGAAGCCTCGCGTCCGCAGAGCGGCGGCGCCGGCTTCGACAACAGCATGATGCTCACGCCGTCGGGAGGTTAGGCCATGCGCACCGTAACCACGGCTCACCTCGCGCGTCTCGAACAGACCGTCGCAACCCTCGCCGCGATCTGGCACGAAGGTGCGACCGCCGCGAAGACGGCCAACGCCGAATTCGGCGTACTCATGAGCGAAGGCCAGGAGCAGCGTGCTCGTGAGGTCGAGGCAAGCGCCGTCGCTGCAGCCCATGTCCATCTCGCTGGCGCGGCGGCTCAGCTGGAGATCGCGGCCGTCGCCTTCCTGGGGCTCGCGAGACGTCGAGGCGAGAGCGTCGCCGACTTCCACACGCGCATCAACGTCGCGTGCACCGACCTGGCCACGATTCGCGCCACGCAGCGCGCGAACGGGATTCTCTTCGACAGCACCGCGCCCGGTCGCAGCCGTCGTCCCATCCACAGACCGGAGAAGGAAAGACATGACCAAGGTCACATTGAACAACAACACCGCAGCCGCAGCGCCCGGAAGCTCGCCCTCGGCGCAGGTACTCGCAAAGGCTGCGGCCGGCGTGACGATCACCGACCCGCGCGGGCGTTCCCTGAGGCTTGCCAAGCCGGGCATCCTCGCTCAGTACCGCCTGATCGAGATGCTCGGCACCGCGGCGGCCAACGACACCTATGTGCAGATGGTGCTGCCGCTGCTGTACGTCGGAGCCATCGACGACGATACGGAGATCTCGATGATGACGAAGCGCGAGCTCGAGGCGCTCATCCAGCGGCTCGACGAAGACGGCGTCGCGGCAGTCATGAAGGGTGTCGCAGAGCACTTTGGCGCACCTGATGCCGAGGCGAATCGAGCCCAGCTAAAAAAATGAGCCAGGCCGTGCCAGTGAGGGAGTCCCTGTGGCTCGTCAAGAACGGCATCCCCTTCGACGTTGCGTTCGGCGTCGACGACATCACCCGCACGGCCTGGTGCATCGCTTTCTCGGAGATGGAAGGTCACCGCTTCGACTGGGAGCGGATGGAATTTCACAAGGACACCTGATGGCTGCAAGAGACTTCGAAGACCTTGGCGCCTTCGCACTGCACCTGGCGTCGCTCGAACGCGGCACTCGTCGATCGCTGCGCCGAGGCCTCGAGCAGGCGCTCGTCGTGATCGAGAAAGACGCCAAGGATCAAATCGGTCACTACCAGGCAGAGGCCGGCGATTTTCCCGCCTGGGCGCCACTGGCCGACACCACGGAAGCCGAGAAGGCGCGGATCGGCGCGCCGGCGGATGCGCCGCTGCTGCGCCACGGCGGTCTGTACGCCAGCTTCGGTCATACCGTGGAGTCAGACACAGAGGGCGTCGTCGGTTCGACCGACCCGACGCTGATCTTCCACGAGTTCGGCACCCGCAAGATGCCGCCGCGCCCCGTGCTCGGGCCCGCGGTCTTCAAGAGTCGCGAGCAGATCGAAAAGCTGCTCGGGCGAGCCATCGTCGAGGGAATCGTCGGCGGCGAGGTCGTCGAGCACGGCGGCTACTTCGGAGAGGACATCGGATCATGAGCGCCAAAGTCTTCATCGCGGGCGCCGCCATGGGCGGCTTTGCGATCCGCCCATCAGAGAAACAGAGCCGCGCGCGCCGGCACGACCTGCACCTGCTGACAGGTGTGCGCGACGCCGACACGAGCGAAGCCGCGGATACCGACCTCGAGATCACCGAGGCCGAGATCATCGCTGCGATTCAGCAAGGCCTCGCCGAGGCCGTTCTGCTCGCCAACCAACGGAAGGAACCCAAGTGACCCAAGGCCCGATTCCCACCCTCACGGCGCTGACCCTCACGCCAGCCGAAGTGGCTGCGGGGTTCACCGCCAATCCAACTGGCGCCGGCGTCGATCTCGACTTCGGGCTCGCCGGCGCCTTGCTTGACCTCAGGGCCGCAGCCCAGAAGCTCGCGACCGTCGTTGCGGCGCTTCCCGCCGGCGCCAATAGCGCGGCCGTCGCAGCTCAGCTCGCGCTGCTTCTGTCCGCCGCCACGTCTGACATCTGGGACGACGCGCTGACCTGGGACGACACCGCCATCTGGACGGACTGAATCGCCGGCACCGGGGCGTGAAGGCCGTCCCGGACTCTTCTTCACCATCAACTCAACATCGCCGGCCCGCCGGCACCAACGCGGCCCGCCCGCAACAGCGGCCACTGGCCGGAAAGTAGACATCATCATGAACACCTTGGAACGCCTCCAACAGCAGGAAGCACTGCTTGCCGAGACACAGCGCGAGATCGGCACCTTGAAGGATTCGGTCAGCCAGGCCGAGCAAGACCTTGCGACGGCTCAAGGGCGCCTCCAGCAATTGCAGGCTCAAGGCCGCGCAGCCGACCCCGCGGCGCTGGGCGAGGCCCTGATGCTCAAGCAGGATCTCGAAGCCAGCGTCGACAGCATCGAATCCGGCGCCCGCCCGCGTCTCGCACAGTTGGCAGTCCAGGAGGAAAAGCTGCAAGGGAAGGTCAGGGATGCGACCCGCGAGCACGACCGCAAGGTCTTCGCCGACATGGTCGCCGAGTACGAGATCCTGATGCGGCCGGCCTGGGCGCTCGCGGA